GATTATGGCCTTTGTGGATTATAATGATAATAATAATGGTAATAGTATTTATAAAATATAATTAAGGAGTAATTAAAAAAAACAATAGTTGAGCGGTATTTATACAGATCAACATTTAATCACCCTCCGGGAACACCCTCACCTTCTTGGTCATTTGGCCGGAAAGACAAGACTGTCTCAAATACATTCTGAATGGATACTTTACATTTGGGATTCTGATCAAGATAGATGTTTACAAGCCCATAGAGATTCTTACAAAACCACAGCAATTATGGCTATAGGAGCTATGTGGTGGTTGTTATTTCACCCTGATGATCGTATAGCTTTAATAAGAAAAAAATATAGTGATGCTGCAGAAGTAGTTCATATGATTAAGCAATTGATGAAACTCCCAGAGATTAGGGAGCTTTTTAAATTTGCTCATGGTACTTATCCCAATTTTAAAATCCAAAGAGAAGGGAAACTGGAATTCACCTTCAAAACAACTTCAACCCCAGAAGGAAGTATCAATGCCCTGGGGATAGATACCGGAGTAACGGGGAAACATTACGATAAAATATTATGTGATGACTTTGTCACTTTAAAAGATCGAATAAGTAAAGCTGAGAGAGAAAAAACAAAAGAAACAATTCGGGAAATAAGAACTAATATTATTGAAACGGGAAAAGCAGTTGGGTTTATTGGGACACCCTGGCATAAAGATGATGCTTGGTCAATTCTTCCTCCTCCCGTAACGTTTGATATTTATGATTGTAAAATTCTTACTGAGGAACAGATTGAAGAAAAGAGATTAAAAACCACACCAAGTCTATTCGCTGCTAATTACCTATTGAAACATACTACAGCAGACGGGAAACTTTTCTCAGATCCTATTTATGGAAAATGGGTGTATAGTATCCGTAAAGTTAAAGCCCATATAGATGCGGCATTTGATGGGATTGATACTTGCGGATTAACTTTCATGGCAGAGATACCTTCTAAGCCAGGAAAGATTCAAGCTCATGGAAAATGTTTTGCTGGAAATGTAAAAGATTGGTTAGATGTAATTGAAGCCGAGTATAGAAAAAGAAGATGTGATGAAATATGGGTAGAAAGTAATACAGATAAAGGGTATACTGCAAGCTTATTATCAGTCAGGGGATTGAATGTGATGGAGTATCATGAGCCGATGAATAAACATGTAAAGATATCCACTCATCTATACGATAGGTATAAAGACATTGAATGGGACAATGATACAGATGATGAATATATGGAACAAATAATAGATTATGAGTTAGGAACGGAACCAGATGATTGCCCGGATACTGCTGCAAGTTTAATCCAGCATTGTTTCAGTACCACTAATGCATATGAAGATGCATTGTGGGAAAATTAAAAGGAGGAAATATAATATGAATAATAGAAGAAGAAGAAAAAGATCATCCATTCAAAGGAAAGATGGTTGGGAAAATCTATTGGTGGGATTAGGAAAGGTTCAAGACAAATCCCGGTATACAAATGCTGACTTTTCTATTTTTCTCACTGATCAGGAATTGGGAAATGCTTATATGGGAGGAGGATTCCCCAGGACCGTGATTGATGTAGTTGCGGAAGATATGACTGGGAAATGGATAGAAATACCTAATGATGACGATAATAAGATTCAAACCCGATTAGAATTGATCAAAACGGAATCCATATATACGGCAGCTCTTAAATGGCAAAGGTTATACGGAGGATCTATTATAATCATAGGAGCTGCAGATGGAAATAGTTTGGATCAACCTTTGAATGAAAAAAAGATAACAGCTATTGAATGGCTAAAGTCAGTAGATAGAACTGAGATAGATTTATTTGCATCGGAATTTGAAGAAGACCCTATGAATTCAGAATTTGGAAAACCTAAAGTGTACACTGTTAGATTAGGATTGTCTCAAAAGGAATTTAAAGTCCATCGTAGTAGAGTAATAGAGTTTTTTGGAGAATTAGTCCCTTCTTCTAATACGGTAGCAGTAGATCAAGAAACACAATATTGGGGTTCATCTGTTCTTCAATCTTGTTGGGATCAATTAAGGAATTTGGGAGGATCTTCTCAGGCCATTATGAATATATTATATGAATTCATAATTGGAAAATATACTCTGAAGGGTTTGTCCCAAAAGTTGGCTACAGGACAGGAAAATAAAGTAATACAGAGAATGGAAATAATTAATATGTACAAATCTATTATCAATGCCGTATTATTAGATGAAGGAGAGAATTATGTTCGGGATTCTGCTAATGTGGCCGGACTGGATAAATTGATGGAAATGTTATGTCTTTTCTTATCTGGGGTGACGGGAATACCATTGACTAAATTATTTGGCCGTGCTCCAGCCGGGTTAAATGCCACCGGGGAAAGTGATATGAATAATTATTACGATAAAATTATAGTTAAACAAAGGAACGAATTGAAACATCCACTTCAAAGACTGGTTAATTTAATTGCTATGACAGAAAAAGTTCCAGGAGACCATTTAATAAAATTTAATCCTTTGGTTCAAATGACTGAAAAAGAATTGGCAGAGATAGGGAAACTTAAAGCTGAGACTTATAATATCAATATAAATTTGGGAATATATGACGCCCAATTTATTCAGGAAACCCAATTTCCGGAAGTAACGGAATCATATGAAAGTAGGCCAGAAATGCCGGAAGAAATAAAAAAACCAGGAGAGAAAGAAAATGCAATTAAATAAATATGTACGAAAATTAAAACAATTTAAAATGAAAGATAATTCCCAGGAAGGAAGAGATAAAATGGCTACTTGGCTTTTATCCTGTCTCAAAGAGGAGGGAGATATTTTAATTCAATTTGAAAAAATTACTAAACAAGCTCAAGTAATAAATATATTATATTTATTGGAAGATAAATGGTTGGAGATATGCCGGAGAGTTCCCAAGACTTTAAAAATAAGTGGATGGAGAGAATTTGTATTTCTTAAATGGAATGTGGTTTTATTATCAAAAGAAGAAAGGAATTAAATTATGGCTAATGAATACGCTATCAATTTTAAAGAAGCTTTAAAAGCAAAAAGACGTTCTATGGGGCCGGGAAACCGGAAGAAAACCAAAAATCTAAAATCTCCAAATTGGCTATATCCCACAGCTCAAGAAAACAGGTATTTTTTAGAGATGATGAAACTAATCAGGAAACCTTTGGTGGATATTGTTGAATCCAATTTAAAAATAAATCTTCCTGGTTGGATAGAAGAAAAAAAGAGGAATGATGAAATAAGAAAGGATACCTGGATTGATGAAATCCGGGAATTATTAAACTCATTAAGGAAAAAAGCCACGGAGTTTCTTGGAGCAGATGGAGACTCGCCAGAAAGTACTATTGCTTGGGAAACTATCTTGCTTATAGCCGGAGCGGTTTACACTTTTAATAAGAAGCAATGGGGGAAAGTTACCTCCTCTATATTGGGATTTGAATATTATACAGATGATGGTTGGTGGGATGATGTTTTCAAAGCTTGGTCAGAGGAGAATTTTAATTTCTTTAAGGATTTAACATCTGATTACATAAACAGTATAAATGAAACAGTATACCGGGGAATTAGAAACGGACTGTCTTATTCGGAGATAATGAAAAATATAAGAATAATTGACGGTAAAGTATTTTCCAAAAAAAGAGCAAAACTTATAGCCAGGGACCAGGTGGGAAAATTAAATGGCCAAATAACAAAAAAGAGAATGACTGAAACCGGATTAAATCTATACATATGGATGACCGCTCTTGATGAAAGAGTCCGGGGGAGACCTGGGGGAAGATACCCAAAGGCTAATCCTTCTCATTGGTTGATGGAAGGAAAATTATGTAAATGGGATGATGATAGTGTTTATGCGGAAATATCGGAAATTGAAAAAGGGAAGATAAATTGGAAACCCAGGACAGGAAGAATGCCCAGGGCTATTCCCGGAGAAGAAATTCAATGCCGATGTGGAGCAATTCCTTATTATTCAGAATTGATTGATGAGGTGGATAAAGAAATTGATCAAGAAAAGGGAGGAAATATATGAGAGAAGTATCAGAAAATTTATTGAATTATATCAAAGAGGAGATCCAAAATGTACCTTATGGGAAAATAACAATTGAACTGGTAGGAACATCAGATAAGATTGATGTGATTGTGGAGAATAGGAAAAGATTTGAAAAAGAAAAACCTATTGTGAAAGCATACAAGAGAGTGATAAGGAAGGATGATTAAAAAAAGCCGGGGGATTAGTCCCGGCCGTTGTTTATGATTTAAAATCTTTAAAATCCCCACAAATCTTTTCTACACGTAAAAATTCTGCTAAATTAGGTATTTCAGAACCATCATAATAAAAATGATTTTTGAAGCAAATAAATCGAGCTAAATTTCCAGGAGTTACATTACTCCAATCATCCTCACTTGCAGAAAAACTCCAATGTTCACAAGTTAAACAAGCAACCTTTTTTTCTTTGTTATGCGTATTCATATAATCTCTCTCCTTTACTTTAATAATTTTCCTGTCCAATTAAAATACAATTTGCATAAATCTTTTTTCGATCCATTATTATTTTGCCAATTTTTAAATGCCAATAAAGGCATTTCATTGAAATTTATTTTAGCAATTAAATGATGAAATTCTTTTACTGAATTAAATCCTTTTTTTATTATTGTCTTTTCTAATTCTTCTATATTATTCCCTGCCTCTATAACCAAAACATCATCTGTAGATACGCCTCGATCTTTAAGGTGAAGAAGTATTGCGTCTTCAATATTTGTAACAACTTCTTCTCTCGTATCGCCTTGAGTAAAGCAGCCGTCTAATTGAGGACAAAAAGCTGTATACCCATTATCATCTTTTTCAATATAATATTTATATGTTTTATTCAATTTTTTCTCCTTATTAGTTTATATAATCAATTATAATAAACACGAATAATGTGTTCCTCCTCTTTTTCAATGGATTCTATACCGATAATTATTTCCTCAATTTTTATGGAATATTTTAGATTAACATGTCTAATAATTTTCCCATTTTGTAGTCTTACTTCTGTTAAACTATTCATTTATTTCCTTTTCCTTACCAAATCGGGTTTATTTCTTCCCCAAATACAATTTTCCATCAAATGCAATATTATTTCCAATAGCTTTTAATTTTCTTTTTTCATCATCGATATAAAATCGTTTTTTCATGATTCTCTCCTCTACCCTTAACCATAGGCGCTGGGGTTTATATTGATTTAATTTTTCGTATAAATGTAATAGTGAGTCTATCAACACCGAAAAAAGTAATATGTTGACAAAACTCATCATTTCCAGGACATCCCCACCAATACATTAACTTTGACGTGGTCCAAGATTCGGGAATCAAACCTATAATAAACTCAATTATTGCTCTCATGCTTCTCTCCTTATATCGTTTTAAGCCCGTCGGCTATATTTCGCTCAGCCCCATTCAACGAATGAGGCCGGGTAAAATTGGAGAGCTTACGTATTGCTCTCCGGGGAACTAACAGAAAACGTCTTCTTCGATACTCACAACACCATGTCTAATAATTTTCCCATTTTGTAGTCTTACTTCTGTTAAACTATTCATTTATTTCCTTTTCCTTTTCCTTTTACTTTTACTTTTACTTTTACTTCTAATACTCTCAATCCATCGTGAACATCTTTCAAGGTTTTTTTATGTATTTTATAAGGAAAAGAAAACCAATAACATTTAGTTTCTCTTTCTATTTTTAATTCTTTGGTATTTTTCCATAATCCAAATTTACTTAAACACACTAATATTGTCATAATTTCAATCCTCCATAAAAAGTTTATATAAGGTTTTTCTCTTAACCTCTAATACTAATATACTACTATTCTTAATAAAAGTAAAGTACTTTTTTAAAATAAATGATAAATAATTAAAAAAAAGTAAGAAATAAAAGAGAAAAACCTTTCTTTTACTATACCGATAGGTATAGTATTTTACATAAAGAGTTTATATTTTGGGTGATCAAAAAAGAAGCCAGAGCCTTCTACAAGGTATCTGGCTTTTTCTATTTTAAGGAGGATATATGGCTGGAGAAATGATGAGAAATAGCCTTAATAATGGGCTTTTACAGAGCAATAAAGCTCTTATAGGAGGATACACCAATTACCTGGAAATCACAGAAAATGGTTTATTGGTTTTTAATGGTTCAGGTGGTTCTTTACAAGGAATGGGAATTAATTTTGAAGGGATAGGAAGTGGAGCAGAAGCAGTAAGTGGGATTCTTATTGGAGGCGGTACAGCTCTTTTACCCATCACTACAGCTTTACCGGATGCGAAGTTTATTGAACTCTGGTGTGAAAATACAGCCTTAAGCGGGGACAATCGCCTTGCTTATCTTAGATTTGAACAATCAGGAGCCGGAGGTAGTGGAGAATGTTTAAGAGCCTCTACATACGGAACTGCAGTATTAGGAACTG